GATGAAGCAAAGAGTGTTTTATTCGAGACTGCAAAGAAAGCTGATGACATAGAGGGAGGATATTGGGGGAGCAAAACCAGATTACTGCCCTTCCTAAGAAAAAACCTAGGCAAGCTACTATCCAAAGACGAAACCGTTTGGGCTACCCTGTTGTTAATGGCTTATGGCTTTCCCCAGTTTACTCGCCTCAAGAAGCTTTCCCCTATCAGAGAAAAGGTAATGCTTGTGGCTGATTATGGTTATGGATTTGTGAATTTCATAGGGGAATTCGAGGATGCTATAAGCGATCTCATCTCCAGGCACGGTTATCCAACGTATCAAGGTAAAGGTTATCTTATATTGCTACCTCAAGCGGCCCTGAAGAATGCAAATGTTGTGCCATTTGGTAAGCCTTAATCATGTTGAGATTGGGGAGTTACCGATAGGAGGCACGAGAAAAAGGAAATGGACGGCAGAGAATTTAGGCGTTTATTCGATGAAGGGGCATTAGATGCTTACTTCGATGAAGTGGTTATGTACTACAACGTTATTGATCAGCATTGGTATATTTACAAGAAAGGTGCCGGCGATGACCATTGGTATGGGGATTCGAACAACAAAGAAGAAGCTTACCGCATATTTGAACAAGCGTGTAGTGACTTGAAGAAAGCGCATGGTGAGGGGGTGTAGTTCAGCGGCCAAAATACTGGTCTTTTGTCCGATGACGCAGGTTCGAGTTAACCGAGGGAGGAAAAGAGATGTTGCCCCTTCTTGTTGGTATTGGGATAATAGCGGTTATGTTTATTGTTAGTTCGCTTCTTCCTTTACGCAGTTGTCGGAATTGCATCCACTACGTTGGAACCAAATATGTTCCACGTGGTTATAAAGAGTACGATGTAGAAGTTCATGACGATTGCCTCTTATACGGTTGTAAACTTAAAGATTATAAGCCCTGCAAATTTTGGTTTGGCTAAGCTTCTGGTTAGTGGGAGTGTAGTTCAACTGGATAGAGCAACCGCCTTCTAAGCGGTTCTATGCAGGTTCGAGTCCTGCCGCTCCCGCCAAAACAACCAGGAGTGATATGCCCAAAGGAGAAAGAGGGGAGAAATGTGTACAAGGAATGCGAAATAGTTCCGATTGAAGACGTCTATGGCACAGTAGGCAACATTATTTTCTCGGAAGATAGGATCGAGATAAAACTAAACGACGACAATCTGACTGGCGGCTCAGGGACGCCCTGCCCATGAAGATATTCTAGACCTTTGCAACCAGGGACACATAGTAAGTTTTGAAGAAGATTGGGGCGACAATACAATAACAGTAATGATTGACGATGCCCATTCACATTGCGGTGTTCCCGATGGAGATTTTGACCTGTTGGTGGAACACCTGTATGATTTATTGGTTCACGGTCGCGGGTTGTCTTGGATGAAAAATGGAGGCACGGGTAAGAAATGAACGAACATATCGAACGTTGCGTTGACGAGCTTCGTGAACGGTTCTGGAGGGGAGAAATTTCACCTGAGAAATATATTGAGGAAATTCTGAAGTACAAGGACGGCTGCGAGGAAAGAAAACGGCTTATTCAGAGGGCAGAGAAAATATTTGACGAGCTTCGCAGAGAAAGACAGGAACGGAAGGAAATGGTGTATAGACTATTGACTATCCTCGGTATAGGTGCGCTTGTGTTTGGAATTGTGGGCCTAGCTTGTGACGTGTTCACTAACGTGGCCTCTGTATTAGTCCCTATGTCTACAGCTTATCTCATGATGTTGGCCCTTTGTTGGTGTTTCTGGGAAGTGGAATAACAAGGCACTATCAAAAGCAGAACAAAGATTCTTGGCCGCTTTCGATAAAGTATGCGACATTTGGGAGGGATGCGAATAGCCAAGCGTGTGAAGAAGGAAAAAACCGTTCTTTGTTTCTATTGTGGCATCCCAGTTAAGGCTAAAGAAGCCCTGCTGGGCAATTTTTGTAGTCAGGAATGCTACTTCCGCTGGTTAGATGAACTATGCAACAGATTCAAACGCCCCTAGCGGGTGTTTTTTTATGCCCCCGTAGTTCAACGGCAGAACAACCGCCTTGTAAGCGGTAGATGCGGGTTCGATTCCTGCCGGAGGCTCCAAAGCAAAGAGGTGATCGTTATGTCGGACGAAAAACTTCCCGCCACAATTGAAGAATTATCCGAACAACTGGATAGAAAAAGGCAGCTGGCCGCCCTTCAGGCCCGCGAAGACGATATAAAGCATACTGGCCAGCTTAACGAACTTCTAGAGACTATGCTGGACGCTCTTACCCAAGACAAAGAGGCTTTCAAAAAAGCCATTGCCAAATGTGTTGAGAAAGGCGAGATGAAGCAGATCAAAGAGCTAATGATTGCTCTTGGTATTGCCATTGATAAGCGTGAAGTATTGCTCAGCTATGATGAGCAACGGCAACCTAAGAAGAGCAGGTTAAAACTCCAAGTTATGTGGAAGGATGGTACCAATGGCATCCAAATCGTCGAAGGGTAAAGAAAAGAAGCTGGAAGGCCACTACTCGCCCATCAAGCAACCGAATGCTAGGTTTGCCGTTTGCAAAAACTGCGGAGCTACTTTTGAACAAGTGTGGCGGCCCAAGCTACAAAACTACACTTCTTTTGACACCTGCCCTAAGTGCCGAATGAACAAAGGTCGCGAGATACAAAGAAACACCAGTAAGGTTCTTATGCCTTATTCGCCCCATCCCGCCCAGCTCATAATACACCAGAGCAAAGCCAGGTTTAAGATATTGCGTTGCGGTTCGCGCTTCGGCAAAGACCGATGCTCGATAAACGAAATGATCGTTAAGCTGGCGGAAATGCTGAGCGAAGAACGGCCTGAAGAGTTAATTCCTCCAGTATACGCTTGGATAGTGGGGCCAACGTACAAGATCGTTGATCCTGTATGGAACGAGTTTGTACAATCCTTTCCTAAGAAATGGGTAGTCAACGTATTGAAAGAAGAACGCACGATGTATACAGTAAACGGCGGTGTAATAGAGGCCCGTTCGGCAGACCAACCTGAGCACTTAGTAGGTGTCGGGTTGGATTTTGTTTTGATCACAGAGGCCGCCCGCATCCCTAACCTAGAAGAAGTATGGGCTAACCTAGAAATGCGGCTTAATTCACCGATGCGAGGCCCTGAAGGAAAAGGTGGACTAGCGATAATCAACTCCACCCCTGTCGGCAAGGGCTTTTTCTATAAGATGTGCCGATGGGGAACGAAAGGAGATTCCCTGCATAATCCCCAGTTTGAACAGTTCCATTTTACCTCCTACGATAATCCCTACATTGACCACGAATTTCTTGATGACTGCAAAGCACGTTGGCCCGAGCGAAGGTTTAAGCAAGAAGTCCTGGCCGAGTTTGTAGACGATGCCGCATCGGTGTTCACCAATCCCGAAGATTGCGCCACGTACAAAGGCGGCCCAACGCCAGAAGCCGGGGAGATTTACGTTATTGGCTACGACCCGGCCAGGACAATCGACTTTGCCGGCGTGGCCGTACGAAATTCCCGAGGCGAATGCGTGTATATCACCCGCTGGACAGGAAAATCTTGGACGCAACAGGCTGATGACATCGCCGAGTTATCCAAATACTACAACTACGCAAAAGTAGTTATCGACCGGACAGGCTTGGGAGAAGCTTTGCCAGAAGCCCTTATCCAGCGGGGAGTTGAAGTAGAGGCTATTTACATGAGCAACCAAGAAAAAGAGAAAATGGTTAACAACTTGGCCTTCTTGATTGAACAGAAGGCCATTTCTTATCCCTATTATGAACCCCTTATTAACGAGCTTAAGGATTACGAATACGTAGTAACCAAAGCAGGGAACATTCGTTATTCGGCTTCAGGAAAGCATCATGACGACTTGGTAACGGCTATGATGCTGGCGTATAAAGATTTTAACCTAGTTGATTCGACGCCAATATACATGGGGCTATTGGAGAGCCTATAAGGAGGAAGGATATGAAGAAAGTATTCATTTCCCACCCGTTCCGCGACGACCCAGAAGGGAACATGCTTAAGGTTTCCAGGATATGTAAAGCCATTGTCGAGAAATACCCCGATGTTCTTCCAATAAGCCCGCTACACTCCCTGTCTTTTCTGAATGACGAGGAAAGCAGGGAATATTCTCTTATGTGGTGCCGCGAGGTTCTGAGGATGTGCGATGAAGTGTGGGTGTTTGGAGAATGGGAGAAGAGCGAGGGGTGCAGAAAAGAGGTGAGTTGGGCCAAAGAATATGGCAAACCTGTAATGTTCAAATAAGGTGGTGATCCAATGGCGTTTTGGAATAAGTGGTTTGCCCGGCAACGGGACGAGCCTTCTACCATTCCTACTGGCCGGATAACAGCGATTGATTATTACGGAACCTTATCCCCTTTCCGTTCACGGACAACGGATATTCTTAAAACCCTGCGCCAGATACCAGAGGAAGCCGAAGCCATACACTTTCTCCGCAAAGTTACCCCTGATGTATCTATGGCTGTCTGGAACTTCCTTCGATTGGCGAACCAGGGGCACACGATGCATTTTTACGATGTCAATGACAGACAAAGGCGACTTCCAAGGGCCGAAGCCCGTTGGCGGGAGTTTGCTGAAAGAGTGAACCAAATATCCAACTCTGGCATGGATGGGTTAATTGACCAACTACATGCCAGTGCGTTTTTACGGGGAGCAATGGGGCTAGAAGCTGAGGTTAACTCTTTTAGAACCGATATTGTAGACCTCTACCCCGTCATTCCCCAGACCATTGTCTGGAAGCTAGAAGACCGCAACGGAAGGAAAAAGTGGATACCGTACCAGCAACAAATAAAGGGAGAGGTTTCGTTAGAACCCGGCAAGGCAAATTTCTTCTGGGTGCCAGTAGACCCGGACATTGAAGACCCACGAGGAAACCTGGTTATGGCTCCCGTCCTGTGGGCCATTGATTTTCAACTTCAGATTCTTCAGGACTTACAGGCGGTCTTACATCATCAAGGCTGGCCACGAAATGATGTTTCGATCATCTACGAGCGGGTTATGCAGAGAATGCCGCCTGATGTAAAAGCTAACCCCAGAAAAGCTAGGGAATGGCTATGGGAAGAGTGGAACACAATTGTGGAAAAACTCAGGTCACTTGAGCCAGACCGTGACTATGTCCATTTTGATGATGTTCAAATTCAAATGAAAGGCGGCGATGCTGGCCGCTCCTTGGATGTTCGGGCTGTCAATGAATTGGTAGACGTTCAGGTGCTCAATGGTACAAAGCAAATGGGCATAGTGACAAACCGCGTTGGGGGATTAGGACAAACGGAAAGCTGGGGTTCTATCACTTTCAAGATTTTCTGCGATGGCATAAAGTCCGTCCAGCGTGGTTCCAAACGCCTGATGGAAGAGGTGGCCCGCCTATGGCTCCGGGTTCATGGTATGCAGGGAATTCCTGTATTTGAACACAACGTAGTTAACTGGCAATCTGAAGAGCAGAAGTGGAATGTGAAACTGTTGCAAGAGCAGTTCTGGGCCGTAGCTAAGTTGATGAATTGGGTGGATAACGATACTGCGGCGCAAAACGTTGTGGGTACCGAGAAGGCTACCGAGAGTGAGCCGAGTGAAACCATTCGAGTAAGTCTAAGCTTAGGAGGCAATCAAAGTGCTTCACAACAACTGTCGGGTGAATTACAGCCGAACAGGGAGGATAAGGTGCTACAACTGCGGCAACGTGATGCAAGAAGTTGACCGTGGGATAGTTACTTCTTGGGTATGCCATAATTGTCGGACTGAAATCTTTGAACATGACTATGATGATGAGTTTACCGTTGAGAAAATCTATCGGAGGAGGAAAAGAGAGGTGATCTAATATGCCCGTTGTTGCTTACAAAGAATTCCCTTTAGCTGATAAAGAAATGTCCTGGTCTTTTACTGCCGAAGATGGCAACCGTTTGATCGAACGTGGCGGGTGGAGTTTGTTCAAGCAGGTTCACACTTGGTATGATGACTCGGATGGCCCTACTCCCGAACGGAAATCCGCGTATAAACTTCCACATCACAAAGAAGTGGGCGACGAAGTAAAAACGGTTTGGCGTGGCTGTACGGCGGCGATGGCCAGATTGATGCAGGAACGTACCCAAATTCCCGATTCTGACCGCCGTGGATGCTACAACCATTTAGCCAGACACTACCGCGAATTTGACGAGGAACCGCCCGAGTTTGGCAGGTATTCGAACGAGGAAATAGCTGAGTGGTTGGCCAAGTGGGGATACACCAGAGAAGAAATTAATCAAGTTCTTTATCGTGATTTCGGCGTTCCAACGCCCAGCCAACTCGAGAAAATTAATGCCTTAGCGAAACGGCCTCTTAGAAAAGAAGAGGTTTTTGTTTTTCCCGCTAAATTGGCGGGGGATATGATTGTTCCGGGCCGCAATGTACAAATTCACAAATCTTTGCTTGAAGTATTCAGAGAAGATGCAAAACAGGGTGTAGCTTTAATGCTCGATCACCCGTGGGCAGGAATGTTTGGCCGCCCCAAGGCTGCTTATCCTTATGGCCGCACGTTCGATGCTGTGTTAAAGAAGAGTGATCTGAAAAATGAAAACTATGCACTTTACGCCGACCACTACATCGTTCGGGGTAAAGAAAAGGATGGTATCAGCACAGATGCTATTATAGCCGACATCGAAGACGGCACCTTATTTGATACTTCCATTGGATGGGGTGCCGAAATTTACGAGTGTTCTATTTGCGGCAACGATATCCGCGATTCTAAGTGTGAACATTGGCCCGGTGAAACGTATGAAGGGCAACTGTGCCATGCCATTGCTAAACCTCCAGGATTCCTTATGGAAAACTCGCTAGTGTTCGATGGGGCCTATCCTACCGCTGGTGTGCTTTCAAAACTTGATGAACCCAATCCGAGTGAGTATTTGGTTGTCAACAATTTCAAGAACATTCCTCTTGGCGCAACTGTTTACCACACTTATTCTGCGACTAGAAACAAGCTGATTACCCTAGTAAGGAGGGATGCACTAGAAAAGCAACCGCTACTTGTAGTTCCCAACCTTAAGAAAGGTGGTGAGCCAACTATGGACGAGAAGAAGTACACACAAGAAGAAGTGGATGCAATCGTCAAACAAGAGGTTGAAAAGGCCCTCAGTGCTACTCCTAAGCCTTACATGACCCAAGAGCAGGTTACCGAGGTGCTGAAGAAGGCTTATTCTGCCGATGAAGTCTTGAAGTTGGCCCAGGAGGGATTGCAGTACCGGGAGGAGTTGATCCAAGACACGCTTGAATGGGGCGTCCGTGCTTACGGTAACGACTTTGCGACCGATGCCTGGAAGCAGCTCTTAAGTGAACCTGGGCGTACCATTCAGGCGATCAAGGACTTCCGCAATCAGTTTAAGGCTGTGGCCGAGAAGGTTATTCCTGCTGGCCGTGTAACTGACCCCAATGCTGGTAAGAAAGCTGACTCTTCCACTGAAATTCCCGATGAAGCATTTGATCTATAAGAAAGGAGTGGTCTAGATGAGCAGGTACGGTCTTGATTTCGAGCACATTGGTTTCCGTGGCGTTACTTTCGAGGCAGACGACAGCTTGAAAAACGCTGTCCTGGCAGCTCGGGGCTGGGAGAATGATGGCCGGAGCGCCGTGCTGGACAAAGCCGTTGCTTTGACCGGCGATGGCAAGGTTGGTTTTGGTGCCGACGGCGACCGCCTGTTTGGACGTGTTCACCAGTATGAATTCGACGGCTATGTTACTGTGCAGGATTCTGGTTATTGTACCCTGCCTGCCAACGAAACTGCAATGCCTGCCCCCGGCGACTGGGTAGTGGTAGACGGGACGGGCAAAGTCAAGGTTTCCGAGAACGCTGGCACTCCTGTTCCCACAAATGCAATTGTTGTGAGTGCTGATAGCGTAAATAAGACTGTTGTGGTCAGGATTTCTTAAGGAAGGAGTGAGGTTAAATGAGCGAAAGAATTGAGTTGAGCTTTACCGTTTATGACCAAGCAAAGGCGGAAAAACTAACGCTTTCAAAGTATCTAGAAAAACTCTACCCCACACCTGAAGGTTCTAAACTGGATGCTTTTGAACGGGCGTTGAAACAGGAAGGGATCATTGTAAAATCGGTTTATGAGAAAGGCATCTACGCCGATCCAGTAGATGCCTTTTATCGTACCGAGACGAGCCGGGTTCTTTTCCCTGAGTTCATTGCCCGTACTGTACGTGAGGCGATTGTGGAGGACACAGTTCTACCGTACTTGATTGGACAGAACACCACAATTGATACCGACACCTATCGCACATTTTATGTAGAGGATCAGCCGACCAAGTCTAAGAAAGTACGGATTACTGAAGCTGCCGACCTGCCCGTAGCTGTTATCCGTGGCAAGGATCAGGTTGTGCGGCTTTACAAGTTTGGCCGTGCTATTGATGTATCCTACGAAGCTCTTCGCCGGATGGCTATTGACATGCTGGCCCTTCACATTCGCCGGATTGCCATTCAGACGGCCAAGGACAAGGTGGAGGAAATCCTGAACGTTATCAAGAACGGTGACGGTAACAACAATGCTGCTCCTGTTCTCAAGTTAAGTGTGCTGGATAGCGGCGCAACCCCCGGAACAATTACTCCCAAAGCGCTTCTCAAGTTCCTTATGGAGTTTGAGCCGTTCCCGTGTGATACTTTGATTGCTTCCAAAGATGCGTTTGTCCAGTTGGTGCTGACGGATGTTCCCAACCTGGATACCGCTACCTTACTGAGGCTCTTGGCGACCGGCGTAACTTCCGGCGTAAACTTCAATGCTCCTCAGATGCCCAACGGCACGGTAAGGCTATTCTGGAATGCCAACATTACCGGCAACCAGATTTACGGCATTAACCGCCGGTATGCCATCGAGCAGATTACCGAGGCCGGTTCGGACATCCGTGAGGCCGACAAGTTCATCAAGAACCAGACCCAAATTCTGACCATTTCCGAGAACACCGGTTATTCCAAGATGTTCCCGGAGGCTACGAAGATTCTAGACCTTGATCAGTAAGGAGGAGGCGTTATGCCCAACCTGATCCTTACTGTTACTGGCTGGGAGTCTCGCATTAGGGACAAACTGGGCGTAGATCAGGCATACCTTCCTGATAGCGTGCTTCAGCAACCCGAAATTATTGGTGTAGCTGAGGCTTTTATTATTGACCAAATTCCTGACTACGCTACGCTGGAGGGAACGGATAGGCTGTGGCTAGAGGCCGCTACCGTATGTCAGGCGGCGGCCCTAGCCTGCTCCCAGATGTCCGCAAGACTCCCGGCAATTGAACAAACATCGGAGTATCGTAGAGAAAACAGCATTAACTGGGAAAGGAGACGAGAACAGTTGGAACAGGAAAGGGATTCATACCTGGCCAGGTTGATTCCTTTCCTGGATGTCCCTCATTTTGAAACTGCTTGAAAGGGGGACGGCCTATGTCTTATGTGGGAAAGTTTCTAATGGCGGCAGGCCGTCCCTGCACCATTCTACGAGCAACTCCTATCGAGTCTTATGTTAGTCTTCGCCGTGCTTCCCGTTCGACAAGAAGAGGAGAAGCCTACTGGGAGGGATTGATACTTGCAGACACCAACCTTACAAGCGGCGATATTCTCCAGATTGGCCTCGATAAGTTTCTTGTGCATTACACCCATGCTAGTTCTGGGGAGTTGGCTTGGTTTGGTGCAAAGGCCAATGCCGCCGTAAGTATTTACAGGTATGCAGAATTGGCCGATGAGAACGGCAACATTATTCAGGATTGGGAACTAGTAGCCAGTAATGTACCCGCGTATGGCGAAATAGTAACCGCATCTTTAAGGGCACAAGACCCCGGTCTTCTTCCCAACACCCGGCTTCTACTCCAGATTCCTAAGAGCGTAAATGCTCAAGTCATGGACAGGATCGTTCTGGGAGACAAAAAGTATCAATTAGATTCCCTAGATGATGTCATGCTCCAAGGGATAGCTCGTCTTCAGCTTTCGGAGGATTTGAGACCGTGAGTGTAAGGTTTGACACGGCAAGATGCATAAGTGCGCTTCGCTTGCAACTGGCCGAAGCAATAAAGAAGGCACAAAAAGAGTATCTTAACGAGATTGTCAGCGGAGTAAAACAACCTGAAGCACGAGGTGATTGGGAAGAAGGAGAAATTGAAGATGCAGCTTGGATCATTGCTGCTGCGGTTGTGGGCGGAGCTTGGGCGGTTATGGACAACTACGGAAGAGGAAGTCTCATGGATACTTCCAATCCGGCACTCGAAGCGTATCGGCAAAGTGAACTTTGGAACCCTGCCCGGCCCGACCTGTACATTCGTGGCCGACCGCCGGGAACGTATACGGATATTTTTGGCAGGCAACGCACATCTACAGGCCGTGCTGTTGGGCGAAACCTTGAAGGTTTGGGAGAAGAATTTGCCCCCTGGCCCCCGTCCAAAGCCTTACAGGTTGCCACACAGGTTATGAAGAAGGGGAGGTTTAGAGAGATCATTCAAGAAGCTATAGATTCCTTTCCTTGGGGTGACTTTATTATCGCTACACCCGATTAAGGAGGTGATGTATTTGTTTTGATCCTGATGCCGATCTGACGGCCATACAGAAGGTATTAATCGACGATTCGACACTTAAGGAGTTGCTTGGACTATCGGGAGCTACCTATACGGAAGTTGTAAAGCATATTATCAAGCGGAGCCAGTGGGATGATTTGGCGTCCACAGAAAGGAGGATAACGATTTACTTCCGCCCCTCCCGTTACACCCGGAACGAGATTATTTCGGAGCAGATAGTTGAGATTGACTGCCATGTTCCCGCCAAACAAGATTACATTGCCCACCGGATTCAAAAGAGAATCAAGGAGCTTCTTCACAACGCTGTCCTGAACGGGCGGCGTTATTATTTTGAGATGTTCTTGGGCGAGCTTCCAACGGCAACAGGTTTTGTTTGTGTGGGTAGTAGGTTCCGGAGTTACGTGATTATCTGAAAGGAGTGGTAATTATGAGGCCAATCGTATTCAAAGAAGCAGGAAAGATTGTGCTTGTTCCCTACAATGCCGACGGCACCTTGAATTTTACTTCTGACAAGGTGGTAACTAACGTCGGCAAGCTGGTGTCTATTGCCCCGAGTGTTACTATTAACACTTCCACCCTGGCCGATGGTAATTCTGACTGGCAGATGGTCTTCGATACCGGTCGTACCGGTCAGATTACTGTCACTATGGCCACGTTCCAGCCGAAACTTTATGCGGCTTTAATGGGTACGAACGTAACCGAAGGCGGCTCTGGTACGATGTGGGCGGCTGACGAGGGCTATACCATTCCTTCCGTTGCGCCGTATGAAGTAACACTGGCTCATACACCTGCAACTAATGGCACCTTAATCGTAGTTGGCGAGGATGGTACGGCTTTCAACAAGGTGGAGACTGCTCCGGCTGCTGCTGGAGAGTTTAGCCTGTCCGATAACAAACTTACGTTCCATGCCGGAGATGCCGGTAAGGCTATCTTTGTCACCTACGAGTGGTCGGCTACTGGTGTAACTGCTTTTGGATTACCCGAGCGTGGTTCCCGTCCGGCCCTGTATGCGGTAATTTCGGGTATCGTGACTTCGGACGATGAATCTGCGGTTTACGATACCAACATCATTATTGATAAGTGCAAGGCTAGTGGCGATATTGCCCAGCCAACTATGCAAAGGGAAGCGCAGAACTGGAACTTTACTCTTCAGGTTTTGCAACCGCGGCCTGGAAACAAAGCTGTAGATTACAAGTTTGCTCTGAGGGCGTAAGGAGGTAGACTATGAGTAAGAAGGAAGCCGTGCCGCTCTCTGTTATGACGGGGAGCGGCTCCTCTTTTTCTGCTGCCGGGAAGAAGTATACAATTACCCCACTTAAACTCAAGGATGTCCCAGATTTTGTTAACGACCAATTAAGCATTACGTCTCAGCTATTCAATATTGTCAATCCCGAAGCACGCGAGAAGCTTGCCAAATGGTTGCCTAAATGTGTTTTTGATGCGAATGGGGAACCTGTGACTTTAGAGAAAGCAATGGACGATGGATGGGATTTAAGCGATCTACGCAAGGCTGTTGAGAAACTGTGTGACTTGTCGGGCTGAAGCCCGCCTCCTCAAGTGAAGAGGAGGCTGACTGGGGCGAGGTTTTTACACAACTTCTGGCTCATACTTCCCTGGGATACGAGGAGATTCTTGACAGGACAATTCCTCAGTTAATGGCGATCCTTGAGAGATTACCAAACCAATTAAGAATCAAACTGGGGTTGTCAGTTGACAATTCTTCTGCAAATGAACCCCAAAAGCCTTCTACCATCAGTGATGTTATAGCGTTTTGTAATCTATTTTCAAGAGGGGGGTAGCACATATGGCCGATGAAATCAAAATTATGTCACGGTTGGGAGTGGATTACTCGCAAGCTATCAAATCGGCAGATCAATTAGCTGCCTCCCTCTCCGCCGTTGACAAGCAACTTAAGCAACTTCAATTCGAATATTCTCTGACTGTTAGTCAGTTAAATAAATCTTTTCAGGGATTACAAACGGGCAAGGTTATTCTGGATCAGTTTGGCCGTCCTTTGAAGCAAATTCCCGAGATTGCCCAGCAAACTGCCAATGAAATACAAAAGATAGCCCAAAAGTCGGCTACTGATGCGGAAACACTGGCGAAGAATACCACAAGACGTGCCCAAACTTTTTGGGAACGGCGCGTTGGTTGGTTTGTGGCTGGACTAGGGTTCTACGGCGGGCTAAATGCCCTACGTGATACCATCAAAACCATCGGCGATGTAGAAATGGGCATGACCCAGATTGCCCGGGTGATTGAAGACACCAACTTCTCTTTTGCCGGCATGAGGGAAGAGCTGTTCAAACTTGGCAAAGAGTATGGCATGACCTTCGACAAAATCCAAGATATTGCCCTTCGTTGGGCGCAGGCCGGCTACAACATGCAGGACACACTAGAACTTACCCGCGATTCCCTATTGGCCCTCAATACTGCCGAACTTGATGCGGAGCAAGCCACTTCGGGCTTAATTGCTATCATGGCTCAGTGGGGGCTTACTGCTGATCAACTCTTACCCGTGATCGACAAGATTAACAAAGTAGCCGATGACTATGCTATTACGTCACAGGATTTAGTTGACGGCCTTACCCGTTCCAGCGGTGCTGCAAGGGTTTTAGGATTAACCCTTGAGCAGACCATCGCTATCCTGACTGTAATGCGGGAAGCCACAGGACGTACAGGAAAAGAAATCGGTAATGCTTTGAACTCTATTCTTTCTTTCATACAACGCCCCAAGTCTATTGAATTGTTTGAGAAGGAAGGAATTAAGGTTTGGGCCGACGAGGCCAAGACAACCTTCCGCAACGTTATCGACATATTCAACGACCTAGCGCAGCGTTGGCCGCAGATGTCCCAAGCTACCCAGGATATGTTCGTAGATGCCGCCGAACAGGCTGGGCTTTATACGGAAGAGATTGCCGAACTTACCGGAACAATGAAAGAGTTTACCGATGCCCAGCAGCGTGACTTGTCCCAAGCTGCCGCTGGTATCTACCGTAGGAATTATCTTCTTGCTCTTTTGCAGAACTGGTCGAAGATAAATCAGGTTCTGTTGTCCCAGGAACAGGCTCTGGGATACTCTTTGAAAGAGAACCAGCGGACGATGGAAACCTACCAGAAAAAAGTCGAACAACTAAAGGTAGCCTATCAAGAGCTACAGGTTGCTATCGGTGAGAGCGGGTTGCTAGATAACCTTAAGGGGATTGTGGATGTGGCGCGGGAAGGTGTTGAATGGCTAAACAAAGCCGACCCTACAATCAAGAATTTCGTTGTGAACCTTGGCATGATTGCCGGGGCGATAGTCACAATAAACACCCTCCTTCGGATTATGGGCGGCGTAGAAATCATCAAGATGGGTGCTGCACTGTCTGAACAAATCGAGATAGCTACCAAGGGAGTTACTGGGCTTAAGGCTGCCCTAGCTGGCCTCGGGGTGTTTATCAAAGCCAATCTACCTCTTCTGGCCGTTACTGGAGCTTTAACCGTTCTTGGCACAGTACTAACTGAAATGCGCCAGCAGGAACAGAAGATGCGGGAACAGGCCGCTACGGCGGGCCAGCTTCTTGAAAGATACGAGCAGATTCAAAAACGTCTATCTGGGCTTACAGAAGGCACCAAGCAGTATACCGATGCTTTGCAGGATTTGCAATCCATCAAGCTAGACATTTTCGCCCAGTTCCCTGAAGTGATGAAGGACGGGATAGTTGATATTGAAAAACTCCGTGGAATTGCTACCGCCTTCGACGATATTGGAAAGTCCGTGCAGCAAAGTGTTTCGGTTATTGAGCAGTACAACAAGCAGGTCGATTCTCTTACCCAGGAAATCAATACCCTTGAGCGAAACAAGAACCTACTCCAAGAACTGGCACAGAAACACCGTGAACTTTCCCGGGCACTCAACGAAGAAAAAGAAAGCTCCGAAGAAGCTAGTCAAAAGAAGGATGCCCTTGCCCAGATAGAGCAGGGAATTATCGGCGTTATCGGCAAAGAAGGATACGAACGCCTCAAAGCTGCTGGTTTTACCGTAGAAGCAGTTAACAAAGAAATCGAGGCTATCAACAAGAAGATTCAGGCCAAGAACCAAGAACAGAAAGCGATTGCGGAAAATGAAAAAGCTATGACTCAAACCATGATTCGCGAAACTATCACCCGCATGAACGCCGCTCTTCTGGAAGCCCAAGCTATGGCCGAACGTGCTCAAGCCTTACGGAGTGCTTGGATGACGAATGACAGCAACCTTTTGAATATGACTAATATTACCGAGGCACACAAGGCTGAGCAACAATCCCAGTACTACGCGAACAAAGCTAGAGAGTACCAGCAACTTATTACCAAACTTCAGTCTCATCTTAACTCCCTGAGCCAGACCCAAGGAAAGGTTGCGAGGGCTGCGGGCGTTAGTGCAGGGGAGACGGGAAAACTTACCGATGCTATCAGGCGGTACATTGACACGGTTATGGAAGCTGTGGATGCCATTCAAGAACTCAACACCCGCCGTCAAGAGGAAGTCGACCTATTACAAGCCCGCATTGACTACTTCAGCCGCGAAGGTGCTTCTTGGGACAGCCACCTAGCCGCCTTGCGAGACCATACAAGACTGATTGAGTTGGCCCAGGAAATGCAGAAAGGACTTCACGACGAGAACATCAGACTAGCAGAAGCCAACAAGAAACTTGAAGAACGAATGAAGAATGTTAATCGCACTACTGAGGAAGGGCGGCAGGCTTTCCAGGAGTTGTCCAGCCAGATTCAAGAGAACACGCGGCAGATGGCTCAAAACAGCGTCGAGTGGTGGAAGTGGCAGGAAGTAATAAGTAGCGGGATAAGTAAGGCCCAGATGATTTGGGATATAAGAGAAGCTGAGTTGGAAAGTCTCAGAACTCAACTGAGGTGGTACGCCCGCGAAGGAGCTACCAAGGAAGACCTAAACCGCGCGGAAGAAATTCGGGCCAAGATTCTCATGGAACTAACCAGTAAATATATGGATATTCAAGAAAAAATCCAGGATTTAACCAAGGCGCAAGAAGAACTTAATAGACAAATGTTGGCGGGGGAAATTGCTACAGGTAAATATAATGAAGAAATGAGAAATATGGGGGTTTTAAGCAAGCAATTAGAGGGGGAATTGTTCGAAACAAAGCTAGAAATGAAGGACCTAATTGCCGAAGTAAATAAAGGAGCTGATGCCTTCGAAAGTGTAATTCGGCCCTTAGACCACTTTGCGCGGATGGGGATGCTCACTGTTGAAGAGCAAATCAGGGCACTCAGAAGGCTAAAGCGCAGTAGAGAAATAGACATGGAAGAGCAATGGGAAATAGACGAACGGTTGTTTGAACACTACAAAGACTTGCTGAACGAACAGAAGGAAAGGATCGAAGAGGCATACAAAGAGCGCCTGAAACTCCTTGAAGAAACGACCGATGCCCAGATCAAAGAAATCCAACGCCTGATTGACGCACTAGATGTAGAAGCTACCCAAGAAGACAGGGAAGAAGCTGAAAGACAACACAATCAGAAGATAGCCGAACTTCTCAAAGAACGCTACTACCATGAGCTTCGTACGGGGATTGAACACCAGAGAGAGATTGAACGAATTAACCAAGAAATTGCTGAAGAAAACAGGCGTTGGGAGCTTCAGCAGAATGAATGGTCTAGGGAAGATCGGAGAAAAGAATACGAGAAACAGATTAAGGATATTCGGGAACAGGCCGAGAAGCAACGTCAGGAATGGGAAGAAGCATGGGAACGACTAGAGGAAGACTTTTCAGAACACAATATTAACATGATTGCCGCTGCCGCTGCCTATGATGATGATTGGTACAAGGACGCCAAACGAAAAGCTCAAAAGTGGTTTGAGGGGTTCAAAGAAGGACTGCCGAGCGATTTGGTTGGCAATTACCTTTCTAGCTTGGTTGGCGAAGCGGAAAATTACCTGGAAGATATTCGGAAACGTGAAACAACCGAGTACAGTTCTTCAAAGGGTTCTAGTAGTCCTGGTTCCAGCAAGTCTTCCACAGTAGATGAGCAGTATTACCGAGATAAAGCACTCTTGAGCCTTAAAAAGCTGGCTGAGGAAGCTTATGCTTCTGGAAACAGGAGCTTGGCCGAACAATATCACAAACAGGCTAATGCTATTCGCGAATCTGGTTCTACGCTTGATCCAAACAATACCAAGACTGCGAAACAGTTAGAACAAGAAATGCTACAGAAATACGGCAAGGCCCACGAAGGAGCCTATGTCGTAGAAAGCGGTGCAGCAGTTCTTCTCAAAGGGGAACGGGTGCTTTCACCCCAGCTTACGGTAAGTTTCGACCGACTAGCCAATGCACTACTGAACAAGAATGTGCTTTTCACCGACAACATTGACCGTGCCCTTAACAGGATTGTGGCTGCGCTGGAAAAGTCTAGAGGGCCGCAAGTTGATAAGCTGCTCAACATTGAGCGGTATGAACCTGCGGATGCCACGGACATCCAGATACTAGGACGGGAACTTGTTCGCAGCTTAAATCTTCTCAATTCGGCGAGGGGGAGATGAGTATGGCTTTGTGGGTAGATGAAGAAAACATCCTGCAACCTCTGGGTCTAACCGTCCTACGAGACAGCAGATACGAGCTTTTACCCAGTACTAGGGACTATTTTGAGAAGATACCTGGAAGGCACGGTGAAATTGATTTTGGGGCCGAGTTTGAAGCAAGGATATTGGAGTTGCATTGCTGCATCGAGATTAATCCTTCCGATTGGCCTGCCAAAAGGCAGGAAATAGCTCAATACCTTAATCCTCTCCTAGGCACTCAAACGCTAACTTTTGCTAACGAACCCGGTAAGGTTTATCACGTAAGGTACTCGGGGAATATTGACATTACCAACTACCTTGACGGGAAGGAATTTACTATTCCTTTCAGGATGTGTGATCCATTTATAACCAGCGCAGAAGAAAACCAACTAACGGGAAGTGGGATAGCGACAAATGCCGGAAATGTGGAGACACCTTTTATTTTAATTATCCACGGCCCTGCAACCAATCCAAGCGTGACCGTTGGTGGATACGCAATGACCTATACCGGGACAATCGGTGTAAACAGCGAGTTGGTAGTAGACACAGAAAAACTCACGGCTACCCTTGACGGACAAAATGCATTGCCGAACTATAACGAAGTGTTCCCAAAGTTGCAACCCGGAGACAATACCGTGGTGGCAGCAACGGAGGGAACAACGATTATCAAGTGGTACGATAGATGGATTTAATCGGGGGTGGTGGGTAAATGCCTTTAGTTATCCCGCCGTATATTGAAATACGCACGGCCGCCGGTGCAACGGCGGCCTTTTTATCTCCTGAATCCGATAACATCAAGGAAGTTGAAATCGAACGGGAACTGAACGGTAAATCCGTTTTAACCTTTTCCATGCCTCTAAGCAGCACCAAGTGGACTTACATTTCCGATGCCTACCGCATTTACGCTGGGGGTAGAGAATTCGTAGTCCTTAACCCCGAAGCGATAAAGAAAGAACGAGACGGGAAGAAACTTTTCGGACTGGTAACTGCCCAGGAATCGTGGATACTGCTAGGGAAGAAGTACGCCACGTTATCCAACGATCCCCAAAACACTTCCCCTCCCTGGTCTGCTGTTGTTATTGTTTCTGGGGGTAGTGACCTGTCTGGGGGACGTTATCCTGTTGGCAGCGCAGGACACGCATTGTACGCCCTCCTACAGGGAACGGGATGGTCTGTTGGTACGGTAGATGTTGAAGGCACGCATGATTTAGAAACGGAAAAGCTATCCGTTCTGGCGAATATTTACAATATACAGGAAATTTGGGGTGGCTACCTTGTATGGGATAGCATTAACAAGACTGTTTCCCTCCGTAGCGAAGAAAACTGGGCACCATATACTGGCTATCAGATCAGATACGCCAAAAACCTGAAGAATATCACCAGAACCGATGACTACGACATTATCACCAGACTATACCCGTTCGGAGAAGACGATTTGAACATTGCTTCTGTCAACAATGGTCAGCTTTATATTGAGAATCACAGTTATACCGATGAAATCTTGGAAGGAATATGGGTTAATCAGGACATTTCCGATCCGCAGGAGTTGAAGGACAAGGCCACAAAGTATTTGGAAAAGGTGTGCAAACCACGGCACAATTACAAGGTTACTCAGGTTGACCTGCGGACGTTGCCCGGCTACCAGCACGAGGACTTCGACCTGGGTCACATCGTTGATGTGATAGACGAAGAACTTGGCATCAATAGTAAGGCCAGAATTATTGGATACAAGTATGACGTATTCCAGCCCTGGAAGTGTGAGTTGGAAATCGGCGATCCAATTGACAAGATCGAAGCTGTCCTAGCAGACAGTCGCGAAGTAGTCAACTACCTTAACACTATAAGGAACAGCAAAGGACAAATTACGGCTTATAAACTTGTGGACGAAAGCATTATTAGTGAAAAAATAGCCAAAAGTGCAATAGATGCCAGCAAAATCAACGTTGGTCTTATCTTCCTAAGTGGTGATTCTTGGTCTGACAATACTCCTGCTCCTGGTTACGTGTCCTGGAACCAGCACAAGGTTTACTGGAAAGGTAATGAATATGTCATTACCGCAGGCAATACCAATCTGAAATACATCTACTGGGACAACCAAGCGACAACTTACAGCGCCAGCGCAACCTTGCCCGACCTTACGGATGCAGGGTTTATTATTGCTGTGAACAATGGGGGATTGCATGAGCTAGTTTGGAATCAATCTATCGCAAAGAAGCTTGTAGGCAACGAAATGATTGAAGAATTTGCTGTTGATACTTCCAAACTGGCCGATGCCGCCGTAACTACAGCCAAACTAGCTAATGCAGCAGTAGATGTGAATAAACTAGCCGATTTGGCTGTAACTGCTTCTAAAATAGCTGATGGAAGTATTACCACACCCAAGCTAGGGGATGCTTCTGTAACTACTGGAAAACTTGCCGATTTGGCTGTAACTGCTTCAAAAATTTCCGATGGTGCAGTAACTACAACTAAGATTGGTATTGGTGCTGTAGGTTCTGCACAATTAGCAGACGCTGCTGTAACCACTTCCAAATTAGCTAATGGAGCAGTTGATATTAATAAGCTGGCTGATCTTTCAGTAACGGCATCAAAAATAGTAGATGGCAGTATTACAACACCTAAGCTTGGAGATGCAGCGATAACAGCCCAAAAAATTGCAGATCAGGCCGTTACTGGTACAAAAATTGCGACAGCAGCTATAGGTACAGCGCACATTCAAAACGGTGCAATTACTAATGCCCATATTGCGAACGGCGCTATAGATTCTGCCAAAATCGCGGATGCAGCCATTACATCAGCTAAAATTGCCGAAGCTGCTGTGGGTTCCGCAGCCATTGCTAATGCCGCCGTTGGTACTGCTCATATAGCGGATGGTGCTATTACCAACGCCAAAATTCAAAAATGGATACTGGGTAAATCTGGTACAACATTTCCTACTTCTCCGACAGATGGAGAGGTTTTTTATCGTACTGATCTTAATAAAGCATATCGCTACAGCGCGTCTACCGCGTCTTGGATAGCTGTGGATTTTGTAGAAAACTCTAACCGAATCGCAGATGGAGTAATTACTACTACCAAAATAGTAGATGCGGCTATTACTACTGCCAAAATAGCGGATGCCGCTGTAAATAGTGCCAAAATAGCCAATCTTGCAGTTGGTACTGCGGCTATCCAAGATGGGGCTATTACAAATGCCAAAATTGCTAATCTGGCTGTTGATTCGGCAAAGATAGCTGATGCTGCTATTACTTCCGCTAAAATTGCTAATGCGGCGGTGGGTAGCGCAGCTATAGCTAATGCTGCAGTAGGCACGGCACATATTGCGGATGGAGCAATCACTTCTACCAAGATAGGCGATGCACAGATAACTAATGCAAAAATCCAGGATGGTGCCATTAGTACCGCCAAAATAGCGGATGCGGCCATCACTTCGGCCAAGATTGCCAATGCTGCTGTTGGTAGTGCGGCCATAGCTAACGCCGCCATAGGTTCTGCTCATATTGCCAATGGTGTGATCCAGACTGCGCATATAGCCGATGCGGCGATAACTGATGCTAAGATAGCCAACATTACAGCTAACAAGATTACCAGCGGCGAGCTTAATGCTGGCTTGGTTAACGTAGTGTCCGACAACGGTATATTGAGATTAAATGGGGCTGGCCTTACCGTGCATGATGATACTGGTAATCTCCGGGCCAGTATGGGTATGGAATCTCTTGGGGAACAGACTGCTACGTTTACAAGAAACAGCGTTGCCTATGTAGAGGGGTGAATATCTTGCCAGTACAACTAACTTGTGCTTTTTGTGGCAAAACCTTTAAAGTAAGACCATATGAGTTAACCAAAAGATACCCCAGAAAATATTGTAGTAATGAATGTTATTGGAAGTCCGGTACACCAAAACCCAAACAAAAGAAAGGTACTTACAAGAAATGCCCAGTTTGCGGAAAGGAATTTTATGCAAAACCCAGTCAAGCAAACAAACGTTTTTGTTCTAAGAAGTGTGCAGCCACAAAGGGGCCATTGCTAACTTGTAAGGTGTGTGGGAAACAATATCGTCGCAATCCCTGGGCTGTTAAAAACTTAGGTTCTTCTTGTTGTAGTATAGAATGCAGAGATAAAGCTAGAATTGGCTATGTTCCAAGCGAAGAAACCAGAAGAAAGTTGTCGATAGCACTAAAAGGGAAAATGGTTGGCAAAAACAATCCTCGTTATGGCAAAACTCCACCCAAATTAGGTTACGGAAAAAGAATGTGGTACAAAGATGTTTTATTTCGTTCAACTTACGAAGTTAGATTTGCCAAGGCACTAGATATGTTAGGAATACCGTGGCAGTACGAACCTAAGAGATTTGAATATACAGATTCGCAAGGACGTGAACGGACATACTTGATTGATTTTTACTTGCCCCAGCAAAATTTATGGGTAGAAGTAAAAGGGTATGTAACCGAGGAAGATAAAGAAATGCTTAAGGCTCTCCGTAATGAGGGCCTTAATATTTTGCTGGCTACTTTGCAAATTATTAGGATGTTTGAAGCAAGTGCTTCAAAAGGTGGTGGGTTGGATGGCATTAGTGCAAGTTGCTTCTAATGTCCCACGATTTTATCCTGGCAGGTTCGGCCAGGCGGTG